TCATCACCTCAAGAAATTCAAAGACAAATTAAAGAAGCCAATGATAGAATTTTGGCTTATCAATCAAATTTGGCTAATCCTTTTACACCCGCTGCTATATTAGCAGATAGTAATCAAAAAATTGAGGAAGAGAAGAAAAAAATTAAAGATTTAGAAGCTAAACTATCTGGACAGCCTAATAATAATTTATACAACCCATACACAAATACAGCACCACCCCCACCCCCAACATTAGGTGGTAATATCACTAACTCACTTAATAAACAAAACATATCAGCTCAAGATGAATTAGGAATTACAGCAGCTAAAGGTATCAAGCAAAACTCAGATCAATTAAAAAATAAAAATACTCAAAAAGCAGTATCTGAAAAATTATTAATATTAATATCTAGAAATTTATTATTAATAAAACCAAAATGTCCATCGGATGATGTATTATCAGATATTATTAAAATACGAAATAGTCTAACTAGACAATTAAATAATAACAATAAAGTATTATTAAATGTTCAAAAATCTATATCAATTTTTAATAAGGCTATAACTGTATTTCAACAAGCTAAAATAGCATTATTAGCAGCTTTAGCGATAGTACCAGTTCCCGCTGCTTTTTTAACTTCGGGTATTATTAGTGCGGCCCAAGATGTTAAACAATTAGCTTTAGACAAATTTGATAATCAAATATTAAAAGTAAAAGCTAAGATTGAACCTTTAGAGAAAAAACTATTAAATTTATTATTAGTTTTAGATAAGGTTCTTTTAATATTAGCTTTATTAGATGCCTTTATTCAATTGTGTGCCCAAGATAATAATATTCCTTTAGAACAAGTAAGTCAGGACATTATTAATGCTACACAAGAAGCGGGTTTGAATGGTAATGGTATTATATCAGGTACAGGTGAAATAGCTCCAGGTGTTCCAAATAATTATAAAGGATTTACATTAGAAATATCTGAAGAACAAACAGATGATAAATATAAAAGACGATTTGCTCAAGCTAAAAATATACAAGGTATTGTTGTTTTAAAAGGAGCTCCATCTTTTAGTTCTAATGCTCAAATATTAATAGACGAAATAAAATTCTTAATAGACTTAAATAATTTAAGAGCTGATTAATTAAATATTTATGAACAATGAAAACAACTGATTTTAAAAAATTAATAAAAGAAGCTGTACGAGAAGTTTTTCAAGAAGAAATGCGTGAAATTCTAATCGAAGCTGTTAAAAGTCCTAAAGTTCCTGTAGGAACAGGAGGATATGGAACAGTTACTGAGACACAAACAATTTCAAACAATAAATCAACTTTATCAGAAGCGGATAAACGAAATATGTTTAGAAATATGATTGGAGATATGGCTAGAGGAGTAGATACAATTTCTATGAATACAGATAATATTCCTTTTAGACCTTCAGCAGCCAATACAGCTGCTGAAGGATCATCTTTACCTCCAGGTGAATTAAGTATGAATCAAATAATGGGTTTAATGAGTAAATAATGGCATTCGGAGCACAAAAAATATTCCCTATTGATATTAAAGCAAGATATGCTGTAGGGGTAAATTTACCTTTTAGTTCTCCAAGTGTTTTTACATCTAATTATTTGACTAAAGATGCTATAAAAAATAATTTAATAAATTTTTTCTTAACTGAACCTGGTGAACGATATTTAAATCCTAATTTTGGTTCTGGTTTAAGATCATTTGTATTTGAACAAATAACAGAAGATAATATGAATATTATTGAAGATAAAATTAGAAATGATTTATCTACATATTTTCCTTCAGTTATTCCTCAGAATATTATAGTTTATGAAGATCAAACTTTACAAGCTATAATAACTCAAGTAAGCTACAATGTACAAGATACAGCTATAAACGACACTATAACTCTACAATTTGATATCAATGGCCAGTAATAAAGACATAAGATATATTAATAAAGACTTTAATGATTTTAAACAGTCATTAATAAATTATGCTAAAACTTATTTTCCTACAGCATATAATGACTTTAGTCCAACATCTCCAGGAATGATGTTTATTGAAATGTCTTCATATATTGGAGATGTTTTATCTTTTTACTTAGATAATCAGATTCAAGAAACATTTTTACAAAATGCTAGAGAACCAAGAAATTTATATGAGTTAGCTTATATGTTTGGTTACAAACCTAAAGTTACAACTGTAGCAACTACAACTATTGATTTTTATCAAACTGTTCCTTCGATTTTAAGTAGTAGTGTTTATGTACCTGATTATAGATATGGTTTATTAGTTGAAACCGGATCTGTCCTTGTGGCTAATGTTGGAACCGGTTCTGTATCTTATTTAGTTGAAGATAAAGTAGATTTTACTGTATCTGGATCATCAGACCCAACAACTATATCTGTATATACTGTATCTAGTAATTCCCCTACTCGATTCTTATTAAAAAAATCAAGACAAGCTATATCAGCTACAGTAAATACTAAAACATACACTATAGGAGCACCTACTGAATTTTATACAATAACAATAAATGATTCTAATATTGTTAAAGTATTAGATATAACTGATTCTAATGGAAACAAATGGTATGAAGTTGATTATTTAGCTCAAGATACTATTTATGATTCAATTAAAAATACAAATGTTAATGATCCATATAATTCAGTTGATTCAAGTGATACTCCATATTTACTTCAATTAAAACAAATCCAAAGAAGATTTGTAACTAGAGTTATTGATACAGGTTCATTACAAATTCAATTTGGGGCAGGAACAACATCATTTCAAGATGAGAATATTGTTCCTAATCCAGATAATGTTGGTTTAGGTTTACCAACAGGTTTATCTAAAATGAATACAGCTTACTCACCTACAAACTTTATATTTACAAACACCTATGGTATAGCACCATCAAATACTACACTTACAGTTAGATATTTAACAGGAGGCGGAACAGCAGCTAATGTTCCTGCTGGTATTATAAATAGAGTAAGCACTATTAATAAAAAATTCCAGACAACTGGATTAGATGCAACCTCAGCTAATGAATCTTTTGCTTCTTTATCTGTAACAAATCCCAATGCTTCTGATGGTGGATCTGATGGTGATACAATAGATGAAATAAGACAAAATACTATATCTAATTTTAATACTCAACAAAGGAATGTAACATTAGATGATTATATTGTTAGAGCTTTAAGTTTACCTTCAGATTTTGGAAGTATAGCTAAAGTTTATGTAACACCTGCTACTAATATTCAAATTACTCAAGGTGAAATACCATCATTAGATATGTATGTTTTATCATATGATATTAATAAAAATTTAAGAGTAGCTAGTGATACTTTAAAAAGAAATTTGAAAAAATATATATCTCAATACAGAATGATAGGTGATTCTATTAATATCAAAAATGCTTTTGTGATTAATATAGGAGTTGATTTTGAAATTATAACTTTACCTAATTATATTAGTAATAATGTTTTATTAAGTTGTATATCATCATTACAAAGTTATTTTTCTATTGACAAATGGCAAATTAATCAACCAATTGTTTTAAGAGATTTATATATATTATTGGATAAAGTTGATGGAGTCCAAACAGTTAAAAATATAACTATTAGTAATAAGGTAGGAACAGGTACAGATTATTCTTCTTATGCTTATGATATATCTGGAGCTACATTAAATAATGTTGTATATCCATCAATAGATCCTATGATTTTTGAAGTAAAATTACTTAATGAAGATATAAAAGGAAAAGTAGTACCTTTATAAAATATAAAAAATGGCCGTATATAAAATATTCCCAACAAAAGACGCAACAATATATTCAACTTATCCTAATGAAAATACAGGATTAGATGAGATCATTGAATGTTCAACTAAAATTGAATCTTTTACTGAGTTTGCTGGTCCACAAACAAGCCGTTTTTTAATCCAATTTGACTCATCAGAAATTAATGATATTATAACAAATAAAGTTAGTGGTTCAACATTTCAAACAAATCTAAGATGCTTTGTAGCAGATATGACTGGTTTAAATGCTGATACCTCTATAGATATATATCCTATATCGGGAGCTTGGAACATGGGTACAGGAAGATATGATACTGTTCCAACCTCATCAACTGGTGTTAGTTGGAAGTGGAGATCATCATCAGGTAGTAATGCTTGGATTCCCGGTGCTTTAGCTAATTATGTAACAGCTTCTTATTTAGCTGGAAATGTTGGTGGTGGAACTTGGTATACTGGCTCTAACAATTTAACTGTTTTACCAATAACTGCTTCAAAAACTTTTACATTTTATGGTGATAAGGATATTGATGTTAATGTAACAAATATAATTAAAGCATGGACATCTGGCACTATAGAAAACAATGGATTTATTGTTAAACAAACAAGTGAATTTGTTAATGATTTAGCTTATCAAGCTCAAATGAAGTTCTTTTCAAGAGATACACACACTATTTATCCCCCATGTTTAGAATTTAGATGGAGAGATTACACATTTAATACAGGCTCATCAACAGATACTATATTAAACACTTTACCAGCTACAATAGCTATAGATGAAAACCCAGGTATATTTTATTCTAGTAGTGTAAATAGATTTAGAATAAATTCTAGACCAACATATCCACCTAGAAATTTCTTAACAGCTTCAGAATACACTCGTAATTATTTTTTACCAACAGCATCATATTATGCTATTAAAGATTTAGCTACTAATGAGTATGTTATTGATTTTGATACTCAATATACACAATTGAGCGCTGATGCTACAGGTAGTTATTTTACATTATATATGAATGGTTTAGAACCAGAAAGATATTATAAAATATTAATACAAACTACTATAAATAGTTCAACTCAAGTAATTGATGATAATTATTACTTTAAAGTAGTTAATGGATAATGAAAGAGACAGTTAATTTTAATCTTACAACTTTAGATAAAGTAAATTATTTATCTACTATAAATACTTCTTTTAATCAGTTAGGTGTAATCAATCTACCACCACCTGATCCTACTAGTGATGAGAGTGTAGCTGAATTTTTTGATTTATA